TAGTTGACAGGTTAATTGAACTGGATCTTCCTGCGGTGGGAATTAATGTTGCAGAATCTCCTGCGCTTGGGCAGAAGTTTAGCAGGTTAAGAGATGAACTCTGGTGGAAGGCTAGGGAGTTCTTTGAAGCTAAAGATTGCAAAATGCCAGATGATGCAACTTTGATTAAGGAATTAACGGCTGTGAAGTATCAATATTTGTCTAGTGGCAAATTGAAAGTCGAAGGAAAAGATCAATTAAAAAAGCGTGGTCTAAGGTCACCAGATTGCGCTGATGCTTTTCTTCTTACTTTTGCTATGCATGGTGCTTTTGGAAGTGGAAAGTTAGGAAGTTGGAACAGGCGGAATAATATCCGCCCAGACCTTAATTGGGTTGTTTAACAGGTGTCCAACCTGCTTCAATAAAAAATCGCTCTGCAAGTTTATCGCATACATTGTTGTAGTATTCGCTTTGATCACTAAAGCTGATTGTTTTATCAGAATTGCGTGTTAAAATTTTTCTTTTAATAAGTGTATTTACTGCATTTAAACATTGGTCAAAATTAATTGCGGAAGTACAGCAATTAAAAATTTCGCTGATTGTTAAATTACCAAGTTCGCAGTCTATATCATCTCCTGTTTTAGATTTGATTATAGACCTGCAAATATAAAGAATTGATTTTTGTTGGTTTGTAAATCGCATTTTACCACTCCCTTGTATGGTTTTTGATTTTAGTTGGTCTTTGGATAATAGTTTGTTTAATGCCTTTGTATTCATCATGCTTTTTGATTTTAGCACTAAAAGTAACTTTGTCACCTTTTTCGCCTAAAGGTCTGCTACCAAAGTAGGTGATGACATTGCCGTTGGCATCTTTCATGCTGTTAAGAACGCCATCGCCATAATATGTTGCATAAGTGTGTATAAATTCTAAAGTGCAGTCCAAGTCGATACGATCATCAATTTGACCTACATGGCTAGAAGTATATTTTGTTCTTAATTTGTTGATATTGAACAAGCCATTTCTTGCACTGCTTTTGATCATTCTGAGTGAAGAAAGTTCTTTAGCCATAAATTTACGCTTTGCAATATACCTTTTTTCTTCAGCAACTTCCTCTGGAGTACGCTGAGTAATTTTGTTTAAGGTTTTGGGAAGATGTTCGGAAATTACAACACGCACATTATTGTCAATTGCGTATTGGTTGGCTTTTTTTACAGCAGTTTCATAGTCACTTGACAATGACATAATATGGCATGAACTAATATTTGTAGTGCAACCATAGTTTTTTTGATAAGTACCGCGCAAAGTATACATTTTATTACCATTGCCAACGTCTACAAAAAATGGAAATTCTTGAATTTTCTTTAAAGCAGTCATATTAACCTCTCATTTAATTAACCTATAGTTAATATAGCAATTAAATACACATAAAACAAGAGTAAATACACATAAAAACACATAAATATGAGTAAAATAATAGAATTTCCTGTAAAAAATGATAAAAAAATTGAGTTAAGAGTAGTCGATCAGGAAAAGATAGAAGAATGCGCAAGTGCCATACTTATTTATTTGAATGGACTTCATGTGTCCAACTTTGCCAATTGGGAAGAAATAACCAATGGTTTAATTATTGCGTTTGTTAATTCAGCGTACAAATCTGGATTAGATCCAGAAGAAACGATGGCAATGTTAAGATCAATAAACATCCAAGATATTGAGGATTTTAATGGATAAAGAAAAACTAAAGTCAATTATTTCAGATGAATTGACTGATGCATCAAATTACTCAGATACTGAGTTTACAAACAATAGAATTGAAGCAACAGATTATTATTTGGGCGAGCCATTTGGTAATGAAGTTGATGGCAAGTCTAATGTAGTTGATACAGTCGTAGCTGATACAATTGACAGTATTATGCCGTCACTACTGCGCATTTTTACTAGCGGTGATGATTATGTGCGATTTGTTGGAAGGACTGCGGAAGATGAACAAAAATCAAGGCAGGCAACTGACTACGTTAATTTTATCATAAATAATGACAATGATGCTTTCCGCGTTTTTTATAACTGGTTAAAAGACAGCCTTTTATATCGTATGGGCGTAGTCCAGTTTTATGTTGATGAAAAAGAAGATGTAACAGAAGAGGAGTATGTAGATTTAACCGATGATGAGTATAGCCTGCTTACGAGCAATCCAGATGTTTCAATTGTCGAACATATCGATACCGAAGCCACCATCCAAACGCCAGAAGGCATGGAAGTTAATCAACCATCCACGCATGATGTTAAAATTAAGCGTAAAAGCACTACGCAAAAAATTAAGGTGGAAAATGTGCCACCAGAAGAGTTTCTATTTAACAGGAGAGCGAAATCGTTAGAGGATGCACATTTTATATGCCACAGATCAAAAATGACTGTGTCCGATTTGGTTGCGATGGGTTACGACAGGGAAGAAGTAGAAAAGTATTCTGGGCATAATGAAGATGAAACTGAGAATGAAAAGCAGATAAGATTCCAAGACGTAGAATCTAGTTCTGGCAATATTTCATCAGATCCTACTATGAGAATGGTAGAATATTATGAGATATACATAAAAGCAGATCTGGATGATGATGGCATTGCGGAGTTAACAAAAGTCTGCGCTATCGGAAATGAAGCTAGTCACATTTTAAAAACCATGCCATGTGATCAGATACCTTTTGCTATTATATCACCAATTCTAATGCCCCACAGAATGGTAGGCAGGTCAATATTTGATTTAACAAATGATCTACAGAGAATTAAGTCTGTTCTTTTAAGGCAGTATTTAGACAATACCTACGCTGTCAATAATGCAAGAGTGCAGGCAGTCGAAGGCGCTGTAAATATTGATGATTTATTAGATAATGTGGCGGGCGGAGTCGTAAGAGTGCGCCAGATGGGTGCAGTACAGCCAATAACTGTTCCTGCTGTTGGCAACCAGATTTTACCTCTCATGGCAGAAATTGATAAGGTGAAAGAAGAAAGAACTGGAATGAGTAAGGCATCTATGGGTTTAGATGCAGAAGCATTGCAATCAACAACTGCAAGCGCAGTCAATCATTCTATTAAAAGCGCACAATCTAAAATTGAGATGTATGCCAGAACAATTGCAGAAACTGGTGTAAAAGATTTGTTTAAAGGTATTTTTCACCTTGTCACAAAATATTCAAACCAGAAACGTATTATACGATTAAGAAATGAATTTGTTCCAATAGATCCAACTGAGTGGGATAGTGAATTTGATTTACAGGTAGAAGTTGGACTTGGGCGTGGTTCTGAGGATGAACAAATGCGCGGTCTGGCTGTCATACTGGCGGAACAAAAACAAATCATGCAGACACTAGGCGTTGAGAATGAAGTCGTTAAACCTGAACAGTACATAAATACTTTAAAAAGAATGGCAGAGTTGAACGGCTTTAAAAACACTGATCAATTCTTTTCTGCTCCACAGCCAAAACCTCAAGGACAACAACCGCAACAGCCTAATCCTATGGAAATTCAAATGCAGGCGCAAATGCAAAAGGAACAGGCTGAGATGCAAATGGAAGAAAGAAAGATGCAGGCGGAACTAGAATTGAAGCGTGAAGAAATGAAGATGAAAATTGAATTAGAGCGTGAGATAGCAAGGGAAAAACTGCAACTGCGCAGGGAAGAAATTGCTAATGAAATTGCTCTTAGACAGCAACAAATAAGCGCAGGCGGTGGAGAAGTTTCTACCAACCTGCCTAATGCATAGGTGATTTATGGTAACTTTTAATACTGATTTTTCTGGCGGAAAATTTACAAATGATGATTTAAATCCCAGATCTGTCGTTAGAGAAGGCGAAACAAATTATACAGGTAATATAACTTCTGCGCGATCTGGTAATGCAGGCTCAACAAATTCTTTAAAATTAGATTATGGTTTTTTAAAATCTTTAGATCCTAGTTCTACAGTAAGAGAAGGTGAAAGCTATTCTATGCGGAACATAAATAATATTTCACCAATTGATGTCAAATTAGCAAATATGCAAGCTAGATCAAATCAAGCATTAGGCAATTTGTCAGAATATGAAAAAGATTTTTTAAATTATTGGAACGCTTCTGGTGGAGATATTGGAACAGCAAAAAGATTTGCAGATCAAAATGCTCAAAAAAAAGCAGATGCTTCAATGTTTACAGACAATCCAACTGATGTAAGCGTTAATGAATCTTCAACATATAATCCATTACAAGCTATGGCTGATGCTAGTCCATTAACTTCTTTAATTAAAGGGATATTTGGCGTTGACGAATTTACTGGCACATTTCAGCGAAGCAGGGATGAAATAAATGATCCTCATGGAGATAGCAGTAAATTAGGACAGAATGCAATTGCGCAAATGACTATGATGGGCATTCCACCAGAAATTGCGACTTCTGTTATAGCTTCTACAAATCCACAGCCTTCACCAAACCCAGAAGGACTTTACATTAGACCTAATATGCTTAATCAAGTTCCTGACAGCTACTCACAGGCGTTTAAAGATGCAAATCAATCTTATATGCAAAATGTTGCGGTTAGACCATCTGACTTTAGAGAAAAGATGGATCTTAGAGGGTTTGAAAAATTGCAAGGTCTACTAGATGCATGAGGGTCAGGCTAGGCAAGATATACAAACAGGAATTGATGCTACAAATTTAAAAAATAATCCAGTTTTTAAAATAATTTTTGAAAATATTGAAAAAGAATTACTGGATTTAATAAGAAATTCCAACCCTTCAGAGGTGAAGGAAAGGGAAGAAGCGTATTACCAAATTAACGCTATGAAGTCAGTGCAATCTAAAATCCAAAGCATTATTGACGATGGGAAAGTTGCAGACAGATATTTGCAGGGAATACGAAAATAATTTCAATTTAAAATGAGGTTTTATAATGTCCAATACTCCTGATATGTTTGAAGGAACTGGAAAAGATACTGGATTGCTATCACATAGCGATGCGGTTGAAGTTCTTCTAAATGAAAATACGCCTATTGAGGATAACGTAAGTAAAGAAGAAGAAGGTACTGAGGAAGTACAGGCAGAAGAAACTGAGGTTGAAGCTGAAGCGACTGAAGAAGAAGCGACAGAAGAAACTGAAGAAACTGAAGCCGAATTAGTTGAAGAAACTGAAGTTGAACAGGAAGAGCAAGAAGAAAGCGAATCTGAGTTTGTCCTAGAACTGGATGGAGCAAAGATGAACGCGGAACAGATTGCTAAAGAATGGGAAAATAGAGGTTTACGTCAATCTGATTACACGCGAAAAACACAGGAAATTGCAGAACAGAAAAGAGCATTTGAAACTGATAAGGCTCAAACTCTTGAACTTCAGCAAAAACTTTCTGAATCTTTAAAAGAAGCGGAGCAAGTCCTAACGTCAGCTAGGCAAGAACCAAACTGGAGTGAATTATCACAACAGTTAGATCCTAAAAGATTTAATCTGGTTAAGACTAAATGGGAAGAAGGTCAAAAACAATTGGCGCATATTCAAGAGCAAAGAAAAGCAGTTGCTGAGAAAGAGCAATACGATATGTTGCTTGCCAAACAACAGCACTTGCAAAATGAAAATGCAAAATTGTTAGATTACTTTCCAACATGGCAAGATCCTGTAGTTAAGAATCAAGCCGTTGCAGGTCTTAAAAATTATATGCTTGAACAGGGTTTAACTGAGCAAGCAATCCAAAATCTTAATGATAATGGATCTGCTGATGCCATAAAGTTCTTAATGAAGGCAAAAGCCTATGACGAACTTCAAAGTAATATGAAAAAAGTCAAGGTGCAAAAGCAAAAGAAAGTTTTGCCTACAAAAGCCAAGAGCGGAACTCCGACTACTAAAAAAGATTACGTTAACAAAGCTAAAGATAATGCTTTAGCAAAACTTACTAAATCTGGAAAGATTGATGATGCAGTCAATCTTTTATTAACTCAATAGCTATTAATAGGAGATATTATAATGGCAACGTACAAAACTGCAAATGCAGTCGGAGAAAAAGAGAGCTTGAGTTCAGTAATTTCAAAAATTGACCCAAGCGAAACACCTCTTTTTTCAAATGCAAAAAAGGAAGTCGTAAAAGGCGTATTCCATGAATGGCAGGTTAATTAATGAGCCTCGCTAAACAGTAATGTTTAGTTGCAACTCTGTGAACTCAGGGGAAGCCTAAGTCAAAAGATATGGTAATCCTGATCCAAGCCTATATTAAAATATAGGAAGGTGCATCGACTATTCCAGACATGGAAGTACACCCAAGTGGGTGGAAGCGCAGAGCAACCTAAAAAGGTTGAAGATATAGTCAGGTCTTATATCGAAAGTATAAGCGGATCATAATAGATCGGTCTAGGCTTAACGAACCTAGATGAACACAACGTCAGGAACTCGCTTCAGCTTCAGCGACAAATTACCAAAATGAAGGAGCTGATTACAGTTATGTTAACCCAACTGCAACAACCAGACTTGGTAACTACTGCCAAATTTCTGCTAATGCAGGATCAATTTCTGGCACATTAGATGTGGTGGACAAAGCAGGTAGAGATAAAGAAACTGCGTTAACTTTACACTAGCGCAGTATAAATGGTGTGAACTCAGGGGAAGTCCTACCAAATGATGTTGGGGATAATCCTGATCCAAGCCTTGCAAAAGGAAGGAGCAACGACTATCCGAAAGGAGTACACTTTAAGCAAAGTGGAAGCGCACCAATCCGCAAATAGCGGATGTGATATAGTCTAATCTATATAGTAATATATAGCAGATCGTAAGATCGGTTTTAGTTTAGCGAACTAAGGCGAATACAAATGATGTGAAAGTACTTAAAGGACTTGAACAGCGTAGAGATATAAATAAGTATCTTTTCTCTAACACTGCAAGATCAAGTTCAGATCCTAGAAAGACAGCAAGTTTAATCACTTGGATTACTAACGCTGACCTTTCAACAGCAGGAACAACTTCAGCAGTTGCTACTGGTGATGGCTCTGATACAGCCACTTTATCAGGTAATGATAGAGCGTTATCTTTAGCACTTATTGACAATGCTATGAAGTCAGCATTTGATGATGGTGGTAAACCAGATATGCTTGTTCTAAGTCCAAGTAATAAAGTAGCTTTTAGTGATCTTTCTTCTGGCTCAGTCGTATCCAATGAATTGCATATGACTTCTGCTAAAGAAATGTCCATTATTGGTTCAGCTTCGATTTATCTGACAGATTTTGGCGAACTTTCGGCTGTCGTAGATAGATCAGCTAACAACTCTGAAATTTTCTTAGTTGATTCTGATTATTACTCAATCGGACATTTACCAAACAGAATGATGACTGTTGTGGATGTAGCACCAACAGGTGACGCAACAAAATTCGCAATTCTTTCTGAATGGTGTTTGATCGTTAAAGCACCAAAATCACATAGTGCTATTTTTGATCTATCTACATCGTAGATACTAAATCTTAGGGGGCGGTTTATCCGCCCTCTCTTTATGGGGGGTAGTTGTTCAATTTAAACTATAAGCCTTTTTATATTTAATTTTGAGTTGTGTTATCGTTAGTCACAGCTATCCCTCACCAATTTTAAGGAAATATTATGGGTAAAAAATTACTTACTTCAGATCCACTTACAGGCAAAAAAACTTACTTAACAGATGATGCTGATGGTTTAGGCATTCAAACAGAAGTTAATATAGACCCTGTATTAAGTGGCGCAAAAAAAGAAGAAGCTGAATGGAAGCCAAATCAATTAATAGGCAACACGCAGAAGCATAAACAAAAAATTGCTGAGATACCTATGCCATTATATTTTGATTTATTGCAAAAATTTGGCAATCCAAAAGACAATCCAAGAGATTGGAAAAAATGGCTTCAAGATCCTGACAATAAATATTTTAGAACAAGTGGCGGAAGATTGGTATGAGTATAAACACATTTGCGGAACTTAAAACCGCTATTGCTAATTTTCTGGCAAGAGATGATTTAACAGATCGTATACCAGAATTTATAGAATTAGCGGAAGGCAGAATAAACAGGGAATTAGAAACTCGTGAGCAGGAGAAACGTGCCACAGCTACACTTTCATCTGGAAATGAATATGTGTCACTTCCTGCCGATCTGAGGCAGATTAGGAGCGTAAAATTAAATCAAACTCCTATAGTCACATTAACCTATCTAAGTCCAGACCAGTTAGATCAGGAATATTCTTCAAATTCTTCTGGAACGCCTGCATCCTACAGTATTGTTGGACAAGAAATTAAAATAAGACCAAAGCCAGATTCTACAATGACCGCAGAAATAATTTATATTGGCAATGTCGATGCTTTAAGTGATTCAAACACCTCAACAACATTGCTTATTAGAAGTCCTGATATTTATTTGTATGGCGCTTTGCATAGTGCCTATGACTATTTATTAGATACGGCTAATGCACAGTTATACAATCAAAAGTTTAATAATGCATTAGAAAGTGTGCGCTACGATGAACAGCGTTCCACATATTCGCAAGGGCGTTTGCAAATGCGTTCTGATTATCAACGTCAAATTTCATTGAGGTAAAAAATGGCAAAATCAAATTATTTAGAAAATAAAGTGCTTGATCACTTTTTAGGCACTTCATCAACAAGTGCGCCATCTAATGTTTACGTTGGATTATTTACAAGTGATCCGACTGATGCAGGATCTGGCACAGAAGTATCTGGGAATGGTTACACTAGAAAAGTAGCTACATTTAGTTCTGCATCAAGCGGTTCTACATCAAATAGTTCTGCAATCGAATTTACAGCTTCTGGCGGTGCATTTGGTTCAATTACACATTTTGGTGTTTTTGATGCAAGTTCTTCTGGCAACCTTTTATATCATGGCTCATTGACAGCCAGTAAAACAATCGCTGACACAGACACATTAAAAATATCAGCTACTGGATTAACTATTACAGAAACTTAAAATTATGGCTTTAGTAATTAAAGACAGGGTAAAAGAAACAACCGCAACTAGTGGCACAGGCACATATACTTTAGCAGGCGCATCTACTGGCTTTGAATCTTTTGCATCTGTCGGTGATGGCAACACAACTTATTACTGTTGTACTGATGGAACTGATTTTGAGATTGGTATTGGTACTTATACTGCCAGTGGAACTACTTTAGCCAGAACAACTATTTTGCAAAGTTCTAATTCAGATAATGCAGTGAGTTGGGCGGATACAAGTGCAAAAAATATTTTCTGCACAATGCCATCTGATAAATCAGTATTTAAAGATGCAAGTGGATCAGTTACTGGAATTACATCACTTACTGTAGATGAATCTAAACCAAATTTTACAGCAGTTAGTTCTTCTAATTCTGATTCGGCTTCTACAAGATATATAAAAATTGCAACACTTGATACTAGTACACCATATTCTCCTAATTCAATGTTTACACTAGATGTTATACTTGAAGGAAGAAGTTCATTACAAGGGTCACATAATTTCAGACTTAATTTAAGACCTGCAAATTCATCAAGCTACAGAAGTTTACAAGTTGAAAATAATCTTGCAGTTTATAATCAAAGCATATGGGATACTTCAAATTTTATTTGGTATTACAATAGTGAAAGTAATCAAGAAGTATGGATAAAACTTCCTAATAACAGTAATACAGCATATCTTGATTGCTGGGCAAAACTTGTAAGGTCACCTAAAAGTGATGCTACTTATACTTCAGGTCAAGATGATTTAACAATTGCAACAAATCAAAGTTGGACAACCTCTGCTCCATCTGGAACAAACCAAGTAACTACTCAATGGGCATCTTCTAACTTTAAAAATGTATACGCAGAAGATGGTACATTTACTGGCACACTTAGTGTGGGGGATAATACTAACGTAACAACCATATTAGGCAGAGCAAAAATATCATCGCCAATAAGTGACATAGCTTACTTTAGTCATTATGACTACATGGATAGTAACAGCTATGCATTAGCACAAACTTCTACTGGATTGACGGCTATTAACTCACATACTGGTCAAAGTATTAATTTTGCTATTAATGATACTTTACACGCTCAAATATTTTCTAGTGGAATGTATCTTTCTACAGGAAAGTTAATCCAATTTGAAGGTGGCACATCAAATTCTAATTATACAAACTTAACTGTTACAGACCCAACAGGTGCTAATACAATTACTTTGCCAGATGCTACTGGAACTGTATTAACAACTGGTAACTCAGACGCACCAACAACCACTACATCTTCTGGAGATGCAGACTTTGTATTAGTAGATGATGGTGGCACAATGAAAAAGATTACTCCTACTAACTTAGGGATAGGTGGTGGTGGTATACCTACTACTGGTGGAACATTTACTGGTGACGTTACGTTTACTGGAGATAATTACAATGTCTTATGGGATAAAGATGCCGATGCCTTAGAGTTTGGAGATAATGCAAAGGCTGTATTTGGTGCTGGTAATGATACAAGTATTGAACATGATGCTAGTGATACATTAATTAATCATACAGGAACAGGTGATTTAAAAATTCAATATGCTGGTAATGACCAGTTAGTAGTTAGTGCGTCTGGGGTGACGATAGATGAAACTCTAACAACAAGAGGTTTGATAGTTACTCAACAGCCAAAAGGCATTTCAGCGTTTAATTACAGGTATATAAGAGTTACTAATTTTACATTTAGTGGTACTAGTGGTGTTTACATTAGAGATTTAAGGTTTAATACTTCTGCTGATGGTACTGGCACAAGCTACCCATCTAATATGACATCAAATACTGCTCCTTCGCCTTATGTTGCTAGTGGTGTTGGTACATATTCTGCCACTTATGACCCTTGGAAAGCGTTTGATAGTGATGCTAATACTGGTTGGTGGAATATAAGTAGTCCAGCAAGTACAGATTATTTACAGATAGACTTAGGCTCAAGTTTTAATACAAATTTAAATAGAATTGATATAACTATAAATCCTTCTTATTCTGCTACAGATTTTGTCATCCAAGGTTCTGCAAATGGTAATTTTAGTGGTGAAGAAGTAAATATTGCACTTATCTCAAGTAATGATACGAGTGTTCCTTTAACTACACTTAGATCAGATCAAGGTACAGCATTTACGTTTCAAATGGAAGGTGCTACGCCTGACGATTTTGAAACAACATTAGCTGTTACAGACCCTACTGCCGACAGAACCATAACTTTACCAGATGCTAGTGGAACTGCAATAACTACTGGTAATACGAGTGATTTAACAAGTGTTGGTACATTAACTGGATTAACTGTAGGCGATAATGCTGGTGGAGATGTAAACCTTACAACTAATTCTCAACCTGGTACACAAGCATCACCCTTAAATATGGATATAAATTTTAAGGGTTACAATAATAATGTAATGGCGATTGTAAGGTCACACGATGAAAGTAGTTCAACTGGTCATGGAGAGTTACAATTCCATACAACTAAAAATGGTGTTGGCACTACCGAAAAATTAAACATAGACCATGATGGAAATGTAAATGTAAAAACTGGCAACCTTGTCATAGGAACAAGTGGCAAGGGAATAGATTTTAGTGCTACTGGTGATGGTGCTGGAACAGATAGCAGTGAACTCCTTAGTGACTATGAAGAAGGTACATGGACAGCTTCACAATCTGTAGGTGGTAATTCATCAATATCTGCATCTAATGAACAATATGTAAAAGTTGGAAGAATGGTTCATTTTGATTGTGTGATTAGTTTTAGTGGAAGTGATGTTGATAGAGTTTCAATAGCTGGACTTCCTTATACTGCAACAAATACTTCAGCGTGTGCTACATTTTTTTCTGGTGGGGCTTTTAGTGATTTTAAATTGCTTGTATCTGGAAACACTTTGGTTGGAAGTAACACTTCTGGTGATGCATCGTACACATCTGTAAATGGCATGACAGCAAGATTTAGTGGCACTTACATGGCAACAGCTTAAGGGAAAATAATTATGGCACAAGGCGATATAACTAAAGAAATAGAATACGATAAAATAGAAGTCGTATCTCAATGGAACATACAAGTTCGTCAAGCAACAAAGATAATGGAAGAACAATCAGATGGTTCTAAGAAAGAGCTAACTCGTTCTTTTCATCGTCATGTGTTGCAACCATTTAATTCAGTAAAAGGTTCTGATGGTAAGTGGACACATACAGCTACAGACATTAGTGGTGAAGATGAAAAGGTAAAAGCTATAGCAAATGCAGTTTGGACAAATGACGTAAAAACAGCATACAAAACATTCATAGAAAGTCAGAGTATCTGATAATGAAGCAATCTCTTGAACCTTCCTTAAAAGTACAAATGGATAAATTATAATTAATGCTTTCAGTATTTGCGCTTTCAGAAAAATCATTATCTGGTGCTTTTTCGGTTAGTATTGGTCAGGGTGCGTTTACAGGCGATGCCAGTGTTTCTGCCACAGCGACAAAAACACAATTAGCTACTGCTAGTATAAGCGGTGATGCATCTGTAACTTGCAATGCTACTGAGATTTTATTAGTTGGTGCTTCAGTAAATGCCAGTGCAACTACAGGTGATGGATTTGTTAGAATTAGATCAGGTAATGCATCATTAAGCGCTGATGCAAGTGCATCAAATTCTGCAACTAAAGTTCAGAAATTTGCTTCTTCTGTAACAGGTGATGCCAGTGTAACTAATAATGCTTTAAAAGTATTTAATACAAGCGCATCAATATCAGGTGATGCATCTGTTACTTCTACCGCTCCAGTAATTACGTTAGGTTCTGCTACTTTAAGCGGAGATGCTAGTGCAACATCAAGTGCTATAATAGTTTTATTTGGCGGAGCATCTGTTAATGCAAGTGCAGTTGTAAGTGATGGATTTGTCAGGGTAAGAAATGCAAGCGCATTATTTACTGCTGATGCAAGTGCTACGTTAAATGCAAGCGCTATTTTAGTTGGTGCATCAAGTCTTACGGCTGATGCTAGTTCTTCTGTTGATGCTGTTCGAGTGCAGAGTAATTCTGCATCAATATCGGCAGATGCATCATCAACAGCAACTGCAAAAAAAGTACAATTTTTACAGGAAAATATTACAGCAGATGCAACAGTAATATTAAATACATCTTTAATTGCTTTTTCTACTGGCACAATTACAGCAGATGCAATTGTTACTTTTAATGCAGAAATACTAGGCGAGAATTGGAGTGACACAACTGATAATGTAATTAGTTGGACAAACACAATTGATACATCTGCTACATGGACAAATACAACTGACAATTCGGTTGTTTGGACAAATAATAATCCTGCTAATCCATCATGGAATAATCAGGCGCAGAACAATCAAAATTGGGGTATACAATGATAAATTTTGGGCAATGGCTACCAGATCAGCCAGTAACAGCAAATAAGGGTGTAATAGAAGCTAAGAATTGTATTCCATCTGCTGACGGCTACAGATCTTTTAACAGCCTTTCACCTTATTCTGGTGTTGCTACTAATAAAATTCTAGGTGCTTTAGCTTCTAAAGATTTTGACGATAATAATGCTATTTATGTTGGTGATAGCGGTAAACTTTATAAATTTAATTCTGCTGACAGTTCATTAACTGATATATCTAAATCTGGTGGTTATTCTACTGGCACAGGAAATAAGTGGCGTTTTACTCAATTTGGTGAAAATGTCATTGCTACTAATTACAATGATAATATTCAAAAAATTGTTTCAAATGCTTCTGGTCTTTTTTCTGATTTATCAGCAGACTCACCAAAAGCAAAATACATAGCGACTATCAGAGATTTTGTCATGGTAGGCAATACAAATGACTCTACTGATGGCAATGTTTCTAATAGAGTTAGATGGTCTGGTTTAGGCAATGACACTTCTTGGGCAGTATCTTCCACCACATTATCTGATTTTCAAGACCTTTATGGTTATGGAAAAGTACAGGGAATAGTTGGCGGTGAATATGGAACAATTTTATGTGAGCGTGGAATTTTTAGATGCTCTTTTGTTGGCTCACCATTAGTATGGCAATTTGATGCTGTCGAAACTCAAAGGGGGTGCGCTGTAGATGGATCTGTAACGTCTATTGGCAATAATGTGTTTTACCTTTCTGATGATGGCTTTTATATGTTTGATGGCAATGGTTCAAAAAATATTGGCGCAGAAAGAGTTAACAGGTGGTTTTTAGATGAATTTAATATTGCTTATAAAGAAGATTTAACTTGCGCTTCAGATCCGCAAAATCAAATAGTCATGTGGTCTTTTACTAGCAATGACTCAACAACTAATACGCCAGACAAAATACTGGTTTATAATTATGCTGTTGATAAATGGAGTTATTTAGAAGTTGCTTGCGATTTACTAGTGCCACTTTTTTCTACAGGCTATACATTGGAACAATTAGATAACATTTCATCAAGTATTGATGCCCTGCCATCTTCATTAGATAGTGCAGTTTATAAAGGTGGTTCTTACTTTTTTGGCGCAGTAAAGGATAAAAAAATCCAGACTTTTGGTGGCAGTACTTTAGCAGGAGAAGTTATTACAGCAGAACAGGAATTGTCTAAGGGCAAACATACAATGGTTAATAAAGTATTTCCTATTCATAAAGGCGGTACTGCTACTGTTAGTGTTGGTTCTAGGAATAATACGCAGGACAATGTTTCATTTACAACAGCATCAAGCGTAAATTCTGTTGGCTTTGCTCCAACCAGATCAAGGGGTAAATACCATAGGGCAAAAGTTAATATATCTGGCAATTGGAATGAATTGCAGGGTTTAGACTTTGAAGTTAATGGATTAGGTGGGCGTTAATGACAAATTTTAACTTCCGCAAACTTCCATTTATAGGCGGTACACCAAGACAAATTAGTGAAGTTGTAAACAATTTAGTTGAAGGCAAGATTAATGCAACAGGGTCTGTTACTTTAACTAATAGCGCAACTTCTACAACAGTATCAGATCAGCGAGCCAGTGCAGATAGTGTCATTATATTTATGCCCAAAAGTTCCGCTTCAGCTTCAGAATTATATGGCGGTACTATGTATGTATCAGCACAGGCAAAACAAAGTTTTACAATTACTCATGCAAACAATTCTAATTCAAGAAATTTTTCTTACATAATTATAGGATAAAAAATGCAAAAAAAATTAACCAAACGTCAAGAGCAAGCTCTTGCTCGTCACAAAGTGCATCACACTAATAAGCATATGGCGGAAATGAGAAGGCTAATGCGAGGTGGGAAAAAATTCGGTGAATCACACAAAATAGCTATGCGAAGGGTAGGAGTATAATGTCACTTTATAGAAATATTCATGCTAAAAGAAAAAGAATAAAAGCAGGCTCTGGTGAAAAAATGTTAAATAAAAATAACAAAAATGCACCTACTGATGAACAATTTAGAAAAGCTAAATTAACTGCAAAAAAGAAAAATAAAAAGAAAAATAGAATTTTAAATTATACATGATTGTCAGTAAAAAAGACCCTCTTAAATTAGGCGTTGAATATTTAAGATGCGTTGAATTTTTAAGACCTGCAATTGACATTCATAAAACACATTCTCTTTTAGATATTTTTGGAATGCTAGTAAGCGGACACGCTTTTTTAGTGGCTCTTAAAAACAGTGCAGGAATTTTAGAAATAGTTGAATACCCAAAATATAAATCTTGCAGGATTTGGCTTGCAGGTGGGGAGATGGATGAATTGTTAAAAGTTTATCCAAAAATTCAAGAATGGGCAAAATACAAAAAATGCAAAAAAATTGAAATTATCGGAAGAAAGGGATGGGAAAAAGTGTTTAAAGACCACAAAAAAGAAGCCGTAGTGCTTACAAAGGAGTTATAAATCATGAGTTTTGGCGGAAGTAACCCAACATCACAAACAACCAGTACGCAAGCCCCTGCATATGCTTTGCCATATTTACAAAGCATATTGGGAGAAGCAAGTAACATATACAATCAAGGGCAAACTGCTTATTACCCAAGTTCTACTGTTGCAGGCGCATCACCAGAAACGCAAACAGCTTTATCTGGCATTAGGGATACAGCAATGGCGGGCAACCCTTTAACACAGCCTATGACTGATTTAGCAACGCAAACTTTAAGAGGTGACTTTTTAAGCGGTGATAATAAGTATTTGCAGGGTGCTATTAAACAGGCAACAGATCCAATGATTAGTAATTTTCAGACAAATGTTGCGCCATCAATCGACAGCCAATTTGCAGGATCTGGAAGGTTGGGTTCTGGTTTATATGCGCAGGCAAGAAACAGGGCAGAAGATACTTTAACTGATAGCATGGCGGATACAGGGCAGGATATTGCTTATAGAAATTATGCAAATGAAAGGGCAAAACAGCAAGGTTTGTTGAATCAAGCAAGCGCAATATCGCAAATTCCATATCAAGATTATAATGTACTTGCAGGCGTTGGTAAAGAAAGAGAAGCATACGATCAGGCGGATATTAATGATGCTGTTAAACGCTTTCAAGCAGAGCAAAATAATCCATTTGCATTTTTAAATGAGTTTGCAGATTTAATTAATAAAGGCACTTTTGGAAGTGACGTTGTACAGCCTGTCAGCAGTGATAAAGCAGGGCAATTATTATCTACTCTAATAATGCTAGGCAATATTGGTTCTGGCAACCCAATGAGTTTTTTAAATCCATTTAATTAGGAAAATTAATTATGTCAGATAATATGCTATTAAAATTATTAGAATTACTTCCAAAGCTGAATAATGATAATAATAATTCACAATCTCAAAATACTACACCAAGTATTAAACCTGATATTACAAACAACAATGTTTCTTCAAGCACTTTTATTCCTGCTGATCCTGTATTAAAACCAAAGTTTGCTCCTAATGTTCCATTACCTGTAAATAAGCCATTTAACATTGCAGATTTAAAACCACCTATGACTATGAGCGACAGATTAAAGGGTATTGGAAGCGGTTTATTAGGTGGCGCTATGTCTTTTGTAGATCCACAAAACCAACAGCAAAGAATGGCTAATTTAAGATTTGCTTCAAAATTGGCTGAATTATCCAGACCGCAAGTTGGCGTTACTAATCAAGGTATTGGAGCAACAATAGGCAATATTGGTGAAGCTATGCAAGATTACACTGGCGCATATGAAAAAGATATTAGGCAGGCAGGTGATCAATTTTTTGAAGTTTTACCTGATGGTACAGTAGTGCCTATTGGCGGTGTAGATAGTGATGCAGGAGTTTCTAAAACACAAATAAGTCAGGAAGCAAGTTTAAGAAAAGAGTTTATGCAAGCTAGTAAAGAATTTATCAAAATTAATTCTTCAATAAATAAAATCAGGTCTAGTGCTAACGGCACAGCTTCAGGTGATATGGCAATGATATTTGCGTTTATGAAAGTATTAGATCCAACTTCTACAGTTAGAGAGGGCGAATTTGCTAATGTTGAAAATGCAAAAGGTTGGGGTGACGTTGTTATTGGAATTTATAACAAAGCAAAAGATGGTCAAAGAATGACTGCTCCACAAAGGGCAGACTTTTTAAGGCAATCTGAAGAATTATATAAAACTGAATTAACAGCGCATAAGCAAAGAGAGGATACTTATAGGCAAATTGCAGAAGCTAATAGTTTACGCCCAGAAGTTGTAGTTCCAAATTTAGTTTCAGGTTCTGTAACTACAAATGAAACATTAACAGACCTTTCTGAAATGTCTGATGATCAAATAATTAAAACAATATTAAGTGAAGGCAATGTGTAATGGCTAAATCGTTTTTAGAAGTTAGAAAAGATGTTTTAAAATTAATCGATGGTGGCGCACCTAAGTCAGCTATTTATAAACATATAACTAATAATGGTTTTACTGTTGAAGAGTTTCAAAGCAAAAATGCTAAAGTTGGAAATTTTAATCCTAACAATTTAGCACGCTCAGTAGGGCAAGGTTTAACTTTTGGTTATGGTGATGAAATAGTTGCAGGTCTTGGCTCTATGTTTGGCGGTGACTATGATGATATACTTTTAAATGAACGCGAACAAATTAAAGGCTTTCAACAAAAATATCCTAAAACAGCTTTAGGCACTGAAGTAGGTGGCGCTGTTCTTCCAACTGTAGCAGGCATTTTAGCATCACCATTTACTGGCGGTTCAAGTGGAGCAGTTAGCACTACAGCCACAGGCACAAGACTTGCTCCAATGATAAGTAAAATAATGGGTAAAGCAGGTACAGGGCAAAGGGGTGCAGTTGTTGGTGGTACGCAAGGCGCATTATATGGCGCAGGAACTTCTGATGGTGATTTAATGGATAGAGGTCAAGGCGCTGTAGGTGGTGCAATTATAGGCGCACCTTTAGGGGCAGTTGGCAATAAGGTTATTAATGCACTCAGTCCAAGTTCTTTTGGAAATGTTACACAAAGAATAAAAGACTTAGGTTTGCTTAGAGATAAGGGCATGGATCTTACCGCAGGACAATTAACAGGAAAAGCAGGAACATTTTTTGAAAATGCATTTGAAAGTATACCAATAATTGGGAGTGTGCCAAAAGGTGCAAGAGCAAGGCAATTTGAACAATTTAACAAAATTGCTTTTAATGATGCATTAGCTCCTATTGGGCAAAAACTTGGTAGTAAAACTCAGATGGGTGGTGATGCATTAAAAGATGCACTAAACAAAATTTCAAAAAATTATGACGATGTATTAGAGGAAGTTACATTAGATGCAAATGCTACTCAGATGCTTACTAATAATGTTGACGAAATATTAATAAATTCTATTGGTGCTAAAATTGATGATCCATTATTTGATAAAGCAGAAAATGAAATAAATAAATTTTTATTAAAATATAATGAAACAGGACAGCTTACTGGCAAAAATCTTAAAAAGGCATACAGCGATTTAGGACAAAGAATAATTAAATATAATAAAAGTACAAACCCAGATGATCCATTAATTGCTAGTACGCTTAAAAAAGTTCAACAGGAAATTAAAAATGTTATTAAACAGGTAGATCCAGAAGTTGGTGCAAAATTAACAGCAACTGATGAAGCATTTTCCATGTACAAAATTTTAGAAACAACTGTAAAAAATCAAAATCAAAATGAATTTTTTACACCTAACCAATTAGTAAGTGCAGTAAGAAGTTTAGACATATCAAAAGGCAAAAAACTATCATCAATGGGTGAAAAGCCTTTTAGTGATATAGCAGGTGCAGGAAAAAGAATATTAGGATCAAAAGTTCCTGATTCAAGAACTACTGAAAGAATGCTGACAGCAGGTTTATTGACAGGTGGAACTGGTATTGGAACTGGTAGCTTACCTTTGATGTTATTAAGCGCAATACCTTCACTAGCTTACACACAAGGCGGTATGAAAGGTGTTAATGCGATTGCAAACAAAATACCACAATTAGGCAATGCACTTACTAAAGGTTTAGTTCAAATGCCTTTATCTTACGTTCAACAAAATAACAATTAAGGTTTAAAATGGCGGAATCTTCTTTTTTACCATACTCAGAAAAAATACCATCTTGGGTAGATATTTTTGGTGCTATTTTAGGCTCTGGAAAAATGGCATTAGATACTGCTGATGAAGGTACTATTCCATTACAAAATTTTATTTTTAATCAAAATAGACCAGTAAGTAATAAGTTTGTGCCAGTTGATGGCAAACTAAGTTCGCAGGCAATTGATGAACTAAATAATTTATCAGGACTTTTAAGCGGAACATCTTTAACAGGTGCAAGTCTATTAGATGATTTAGGCACTGGCGTTTTAGGTATGGGTGTTAAGGGCAGTAAACCTAAACCATTAATTAAGAAAGAAATAGATCCTACTGGTGAATATTTTAAAGTTAAAGGAAAATTAAATAAAAAATTATCTGACTTAGATATTCAAACAAAAAAAGATTATGATTTAATACCAGAAAAAAAAATAAGCATAGAGGATTTGCAGGGTAAAACTTTATTTCCATTAATGGGCGATCAAAGTGCTACAGGGTTATTATTAGGCGGTATTGATGATGTTAAGTTTAAGCCAGTTAAATTAGAGGGCGGTGCAAACTTTATGCGTGGTAAAGCGCAACAGGATGAAGGATCAATTTGGGCATCTGGACAAGGTGTTATTACAGATATAATGAACCGAATTAACAAGATTGCAGAAGAAACTGGTGAAGCACCTGATTTGATTTATTCAGCTATGAAAAAAGATGCAATTGACTTTGCTACTTTTCCTGCAAAAGCATTAGCAAGACAATTAGAATCTGCAAAAATTCTAAAAAAAGATAAAAAAGTATTTGATGATAAAATGAAGTCAAACATAGGTAAGCCTGACGAAAATGGTAAATATGAATTGCCTGCTGATAAAAATTGGGTGGGTATTGATAGTCCAAATCTTGAAAAATATTTAGATACAGCTTCAACAAAAATAAGAAAGAAGTTTGTTAAAATAATGGATACGGCAGAATCTCAAAAAGCAGGCTTCCCTCATGTTGGCAAAACAAGGTATGCAATTACAGAACCTGCACTAAGAAACATAAAAGCAGGAGATACTGGCGCAGTAATTGGCAGACCTGATTTAAGCAAAGCACCTTCACCTTCTAAGCACAGCACTTATGATACACAAATTTATGGTGACTATGTTGGCGGTTTATTAGATCAAGTTCCAAGAAAGGTACTGTTTAAAGATTTTTTTAAAGAATTAGAAGGTCAAAGAACAAAATCTGGCGGACTATTAAATGACGCAATGAAAGACTATATTTTTAGATTAAATTTACCACCTCAAACAGTAGATCAGGAACTGGTAGATATAATTAGTAATTATGGATTATTAAGGAGCAAATAAATGACAATTTCAACAATAGCAGGTTTTTCAGCTACCGCAGGATCTAATACAGATATTAATGGTGTTGATATTGGTGAGGGTACTGCGCCATCAAATATTAATAATGCTTTACGTTCTTTAGGGGCATTACTTAAAAATATGGATACAGGCGCAAGCACTTTAACGTCACCTGTTATGACTAATGCTACTATAGGTGGTTTAACTTACCCTTCAGCAGACGGCACTGCAAACCAATATATAAAAACAAATGGATCTGGCGCATTGTCTTTTGGAACAGTTACTTTAACAACTATTAACAATAATGCAGATAATAGAATTATAACTGGCAGTGGAACTGCTGATACATTAGAAGCTGAATCTACTTTAACTTATGATGGATCTACTCTTGCTGTTACTGGTGCAATAACTTCTACAACAACTATAACGGCTACTGGTAATATTACAGCTTTTTCAGACGAAAGATTAAAAACAGACGTAAAAACAATAGAAAATGCTTTAGATAAAGTTATGAATTTAAGAGGTGTTACTTATACAAAAAGTGCAGAAAAAGGCATGGGCGTTATTGCGCAGGAAGTAGAAAAAGTAATTCCAGAAGTTGTATTAGATGGTGAATATAAATCTGTTGCTTATGGCAATATGGTTGCTGTTCTTATAGAAGCTGTCAAAGAATTAAAGAATGAATTAGTAACATTAAAAGAAAGGTGTGGGTGTAATGACACAACTGCCGACTAGTAGCACAATTACTTTAGAACAAATTAGAGATTTTTATGGTGACACTGGCTCAATATCTTTAAATGATTTATATAAAGGCGGTTCATTAGTTCCAAATCCTTCTAGTTACAATTCTGGTACACAAACAACTTCTGCATCTAATTCTAATTCTGCAATAGGCACTAGCGGACAACCAATTGCATTAGATGATTTTTATGGCGCACAAAAACTGGTAGCACCAACTTCATCAAACTTTACAGTAAACTCTCAAAGCGGTGACAATGGTGCAAGGGCATGGGTTGGTTTAAAAAACAGTGGGCATCTATGGTATCAATCTGGCTATAATTATAACTATGCTAATATGGGGGGAGTAGGAGCTAATGCAGGACAAATTTTATACGCTGTACGTTGGGGTTTAGCAGGCGGAACAGCATCATGGTCAATAACTTTTAGAGTAGATAAAACAGGCGAATATTATTGCGCTTTTAAAAGTGAAGGTAATGGCGGTGGTTCAAGCGTTGTAACTATAGGTGGTAGCGGTGTTGCTTCTGGTGGAGTAACTAGTAATTCGCAAAGTTTTAATTCTGTTCAAGCACATACTCCAACTTTTACTGCTAACACAGATATTACTATAACTGCATCTACAACTACAGCAGGTGGCGGTGGTGGTGATGCAATTACAGGGGTAGTAAGAACAAATTGCAATGCTGATAATCTTACTATTGGAGCTAATGCAGGCAATAACTATATGTTGACTACTTACCAGAATTAATGAAACTATTCTGGTTGCTGTTGGTTTTTATTAATAATCAACAAGTATCAGAAATAGCTTTTTCAGATCTAGACACTTGCGTTGACTACGCATCTAAAATTTCAAAACAAAATAATCAACAGGTAATAGCAGGTAGCACTTATGTAAATGCGCTTTGTATTCCAAAAAAAAGAGAGGAAAATTAATATGGATTTAGGTATTTTTGTAGATGCTGTAATTGGTATTTTAATTTGTGTTATTGGCTACCTGTGGAAAAGTCAGGCTGATGATGTCAAGCGCATTGATATATTATTGAATCGTACACGCGAAGATTTTGCATCTCGTTCTGAAGTTAAGGAGCAGATGGATAGAGTATTAGAATATTTGCACCGCTTAGAGGATAAGTTAGACAGACTTAATTCTAAATAATGGTAGTAGCAGAAGTTTTAACTGGCATTAGTTTAGTAAAGGCAAGCGTTGACTTTATAAAATCAAATATAAATACCGCCAATGATATTTCAACCATTGCTAAACAAATTGATGATCTTTTTACAGGTGAGAAACAAATCCAGAAAGAAAGAAATAAAGGTGGTTTAAAAAAATCATTTCAAAATCAATTTGGAGTTGAGTCTGTAGCGCAGGAAGTAATTGATTCAAAACTTGCGCAGGAACAAATACAAGAAATTTCTACTATGGTTGACATGAGGTTTGGTCATGGTACTTGGGCAGGAATTATTGCTGAAAGATCCAAAAGAATACAGCAAGCCAAAAAAGAAGAGTTAGAATTTAGACGGCAAAAACTTAAAAGAAAAGAAGAGTTTCAAGACACTGCAATACTCATAAGCGTTATTCTTGGCTCTGTGATCGCTGTAGGCGGAATTGCAGTTTTAATTATATTAGGAATGAATTGATAAGCAATACAAAGAATGGGCGAATTGCAGAATACATTGCAGGCGCATCATTAGAGGAACAGGGTTTTTCAACAACATTTTGTCAGCAAGATGGAATAGATATATTTGCATTTAAGGATGAAAATTTTTACAGGGTGCAGGTAAAAGGTGCATTGCTACGAAAAACTAAAAACTATTTACATCACCAGTTTCAATTAGGTATTGGCGGTACAAAAAGACAGCCAACAATAAATGATTATGATTTATGCGTTTTAGTCAGCCTTTATGAAAGGCGATGTTTCTATTTGCCAGTTGAACAATTAACAGGGCGCACCATTCGTAAAACTTTAAGAATTTTTCAGAACAAAAATGTAGAAGAAGAAACTTTAAAAGAAAGTTTAAAAATAATCCATAAAAGAAAAGATAGGAAAAAAATAAAATGGAAAGTTTAGCAGATCAATTGATAAGGCATGAGGGCATGAAGCTAAAGCCTTATCGCTGTACTTCAAATAAATTGACTATAGGCGCAG